TTGCGGGCGCTGATTTGCCCTACATTGAGATCGGCAACATTGCGGACATCACGAATGCCCTTGAATGGCTGACCGGCTCTGAAGAGGCGGCGGCTTACCAGTCTGTCGCGCTGGATAGCATTTCGGAAATCGCAGAGGTCGTGCTTGGCGACGAAAAGCGCATCGCAAAAGACCCGCGCCAGGCTTACGGTGCGATGCAGGAAGCGATGGCGCACATCATCCGCGCGTTCCGCGACCTGCCCGGAAAACACGTCTACATGTCTGCAAAGCTCGACAAGAGCCAGGACGAGATGGGCCGCATTCTCTACGCGCCATCCATGCCGGGCCAGAAATCCGGCCAGCAGCTTCCCTATTTCTTCGATGAAGTGCTGGCCCTGCGGGTCGAGAAAGACGCCGAGGGTGTGCCGCAGCGCGGTCTGATGTGCGACGGCGACGGCCTCTGGCTGGCCAAGGATCGCTCTGGGCGGCTGGACGCATGGGAAGCGCCGGACCTTGGGGCTGTCATCAAGAAGATTGGGGGCGACGTCAATGGATAACCTGGCTGCTTTGTGGCTTGAAGCAAAGCAAGCCGAAACAGAATGGACCGAGCGCCGCCGGCAGATTGAAGACGAGATGCTGGCCTCGGAGCGCACCCAATGGGCGGGCTACAAGGTCCGCCTGACGGCGCGGGATAACTGGAAGATTGACGGCGACAAACTACAGGAAGTTGCAGAGGCGCGCGGGTTGACTGCGCATCTCGGGCAACTGTTCCGCTGGAAGCCAGAGGTCAACATGGCGCTGTGGAAAGCGGCGTCACCTGCCATTACCGACGTCCTGTGCGAAGCAATAACCGTGACGCCCGGCCGCGCGTCATTTGCAATAACGAAGGAAGCCTGAACATGAGACTGGACCAGCCAATCAATGTAAACAGCCTGCCAGAAAGCGACCGCTCTTATGATCCGGTCCCGCCAGGCTGGTATGCCGCCCGCATCCATTCCGCCGAGGTCAAGGACACGAAGGCGGGGAACGGGCAGTATATCGCCGTGCGCTATGACATCGTCGGCCCCAGCCATCAGGGCCGGGTGATCTACGGCAACCTGAACATCCGCAACCCCAACGCCAAGGCCGAACAGATCGGCCGCCAGCAACTCGGCGAGCTGATGCGCGCAATTGGCCTGGCGGAAATCCAGGACACGGACCAGCTCATTGGCGGGACGTGCGAGATCAAGCTGGATGTGAAGGCCGCCGAGGGTGACTACGCCGCCCGCAACGAAGTGCGCGGGTGGAAGCATGGGGGGGCGGCTGCTGCGCCTGCCAAACCACAATGGGCGCAACCGGACGCACCCAAAGCGCCAGCCGCCAAAGCTCCGCCGTGGAGGAAGGGCTAATGCAAATCCCGCCGCCTCAGAATGGTCTGGTTACACTGATCGACAAGCGCCATGCAGAGGCGGCGGGGCGTTTGCCCCGCCCCCACATGGGCGCAAGCGCCCTTGGCCACCCATGCGACCGCTGGCTGTGGCTGTCATTCCGCTGGGCAGTCATTGAAGAACACGAAGGCCGGATGCTGCGCCTGTTCCGGCGCGGGCAGATGGAAGAACATACGATCCTCGCTGACCTTGAGATGGCTGGCGTCAAGATCGAAAGCACGCAGGCGCACTATACGTTTGGCGGTCATATCTCGGGATCGGCGGACGCCATCGTGTCCAACATTCCCGAAGCGCCAAAGACGCAGCACGTTGCCGAGTTCAAGACGCATAACGATAAGTCTTTTGCCCAGCTCGAGAAGGACGGCGTTGCCAAGGCCAAGCCGATGCACTGGGTCCAGATGCAAGTCTACATGCACGGCGCGGGGCTGGATCGCGCGCTGTATGTCGGGGTTAACAAGAACGATGACCGCCTGCACATCGAGCGCATCCACTACGACAAGGCGGCGGCGACTGCGGCGATAGAACGGGGCCATCGCATTAGCGAAAGCGACAGGATGCCCGAACCCGTCGCCGGCGCGTCGCCTGCCTGGTATCAATGCAAGTTCTGCCCGGCTTACACGTTTTGCCACCAGACGAAGCTGACGCGGGAAGTCAACTGCCGGACATGCGCTCACTCCACCGCCCGCCCGGATGGGTACTGGCATTGCGGCGTATTCGATGACGTGATCCCCGTCCCCGCCCAGCGCAGGGGCTGCACCAGCCATGTCCTGCATCCGGACCTTGTGCCGTGGCAACCGATGGAAAGCCCCGATGGCGTTATGGGCGTCTGGGAGATTGACGGGAAGATTGAGAAGAACGGCGACCCGGAAGCAGGCGGCAGGACTAGCTTTGACTTGATCAACTCACAGGTTCCCTTCTGATGTTAAGGGACTACCAGCAGCGCGCAATCGACATGCTGAATGACTGGTTCACCCGGCATCCGGAGGGGCATCCCGTTATCGAGATGCCTACCGGGTCCGGGAAGTCTCACGTCATTGCGGCCTATTGCCAGGAAGCTTTGCGCGAGTGGCCCGAGACGCGCATCTTGATGCTGACGCACGTGAAGGAACTGATCGAACAGAACGCAGCAAAGATGCGCGAATATTGGCCGACCGCGCCGCTGGGCATTTACTCCGCTGGCCTGCGCCAGCGGGACGCATCGCAGTCAATCGTGTTCGGCGGCGTGCAAAGCCTCGCGCGCAAGGCTGACGAGATCGGGCATGTCGATCTGCTGATAGTCGATGAAGCGCACCGCATCCCGGCGGGCGCCGCTGGACAGTATCGGAAGCTGATCGACGACCTTACAGCAATCAATCCCGCCCTGCGTGTCATCGGCCTGACGGCGACACCCTATCGCCTGAGTCATGGTATGATCACGGACCCTCCTGCCCTGTTCAGCTCCCTTATAGTGCCTGTGACGTACATGGAGCTGCTCAAGGCTGGCCACCTTGCGAGGCTGACGTGCAAGCGCACGGCGACAACGTATGACCTCGATAATGTGCGGCGGCGTGGCGGGGAATATGTCGAAGCTGATCTTGACGCTGCCGTGAACGACCTGAAGACGAACGATGACGTTGCGGCGGAGATCATCCAGCACGCAGGCGAGCGCCGTAGCTGGATCGTCTTTGCCGTATCCGTGGCGCACGCTTACGGCCTTCGGGATGCGCTGTTGCGGCGAGGCGTGACAGCCGCAACCGTTGTCGGCGAGACGCCATCGGACGAGCGGGCCGACATCATCGCGGCGTTCAAGCGTGGCGAGATACAGGCGATCACCAACGCCAACGTCCTGACGACAGGCTTTGACGCCCCCAACGTGGACCTGATCGCCGCCTGCCGGCCGACGTTAAGCACGTCCCTCTATGTGCAGATGCTGGGTCGGGGAACGCGGACAGCGGATGGTAAGAAGGATTGCCTTGTGCTGGACTTCGCCGGGATCGTCTCGACGCATGGGCCGTTCGATAACCCGCGCCCGCGCAAGCCAGGCCAGAAAACCGGGGACGCGCCTGTCAAGGTCTGCCCTGAGTGTGACACGCTGGTGCATTTGTCAGTGATGGAATGCCCGACATGCGGCCACGTATGGGAGCGCAAACCGCCAAGCCTCAAGCTGCACGATGACCCGATCCTCAGCGATGCGGCGGAGGAGACGATACCCGTCACCAGTTGGAACTGGTCGGTCGAGACAAGCGCCGCCGGGAAGAAGATGCTTAGTGTCCGCTATTACCCCCGCTCGCTATCGCAGCCCGTCATCCGTGAAAACTTCGTTGTCTGGCATGGTGGCTCCGCTACCTACATGGCAATGAAAAGGCTGGCGGCGATTGCCGCGCGAGTTAACGGGACGATAGCGGGGTTAGACAATGGTATTGATGAACTTCAAGGCTGGCCGCCCCCAAAAGAGATCAGCTTCCGCCGCAACGGGAAGTATTACGACGTCACGCGGCGCAGTTGGTAGCGCAGAGCCCGGTAGATCCGAACACGTCGAACAACGCGAGTTCGTAAGCTGGTTCCGTCAGACGTATCGCGGTGTCAGGATCTTTGCCATTCCAAACGGCGAGGCGCGCAGCCGGACGGTTGGCGCGCGGCTCAAGCTTGAAGGCGTTAGCCCCGGAGTGCCTGACCTGTTCGTTCCTGAGTGGGGGCTATGGGTTGAGATGAAGCGCGCCAGCGGCGGAGTTGTGTCAGCGGCGCAAAAGGACTGGCACGCGTACCTGAGATCAGTTGGACAGCGTGTCATCGTTGCGCATGGCTGCGCTGATGCGATGCGGCAGGTTCAGGATATGCCGCGCACCGCAAACGTCTCGCAGCGCGCGTGATAAGTATCGCGCGGACGCCGGAAATGTTCTGACGTCTCGCCTTTGCATTGCGGGCGGGGATGGCGCTGCAGGAATGCGCAGCCTTCGCAGGTTGAATGCTGCTGCGCCAGGTAGGCGGCAGCCTGCGTGTTGATTTTGTCAATGCGCTTTAATCGAAGGCTCATCGCTGCCACGTCTCCAGCCCGACCTTACCCTGGCTGACCTTGGCGATGAGCAACATAAGTTCGTAAGACGGACGCGCCTTGCCCCGGCGCAGCTTGCTGATGTGTGCGCGATCGCGGGCGAAACGCTTGGCCGCCTCGTCGTCAGACCATTGAACTTGTTCAAGCCACTGTGCGAATGTCATGCAGAATATGTGCATCAAACGCCGGGCTGGCGTCAAGAAAATAATTGCACGCGATGCACGATAGTAATTGACCGTTAATGCACGGCGTGCACAATGGGGACAACAAAGGGAGACACACCATGTGGACATCAGCCGACACGAACGCCGAACTAGCGAGCCGCAACTACCGCGACACGCGCACGCCCCAGCAACGCACATGGGATGACCGCGCTGAGGCCATCCGCGAGATCGTCGCCCGTATGCGCGGACTGACCTACGGAACGTGGGACCGTGACCCCGCCATCGTGGATCTGATGACGGACCTTTCCCGCGATTTGGCGCGTGAAATGCACGCCCTTAACGTGGAAGGATACCGCCCCGTGAGCAACCAATTTACGGTCAAGCCTGAGTGGAGCCATGCGCTAGGTCGCAACGTTTGGTCGATCTACAAAGGCGAAACACTACGCCAGCAGTGGACGCACAAACCGTCAGCAATTGCCGAGTGCAAGCGTCTTGAAGCAAAAGCCAAAGCCACAGGTGCAGCATGAGCGCCCGCCTCCGCACCCGCCGCTTCTACCGCGAAGACGAAAGCTGCGTCGTCGTGAAGTATCGCCAGTCGCCCTACATCCCCGCGCAAACGTCAGGCCCCGCCGAGACTTGCTACCAGGCCGAAGGCGGCGAGGTCGAGCTGCACAGCGTTGGCCGCGAGAACGGCGAGCCGGTTTTCATGACCGACGCCGAGGAAGACCAGTGGATCACCGACATCATGGAGAACCCCGACGAGGATTGGGCGCCGGATGCGGATGACCTGCGTGACGCAAGAATGGAGCGCGACCAATGATCCGCGAAGCCCTAGCCCTCACCCGCCCCGCCTTTGCGCTCACGAAACACTTGCAGCGCTCTGCCGAGGTGTCGGCGTTCGATCTGACCGCGTGGGTGAAGCCGCGCCAGACCGTCAACGTGGTGCGCTCGACGTGCGCAAAGCTGCGGAGGCCGCTGTGAAAGCAATAGCGCAGCACGTCCAGAAATTTCTCGCCATAGCCTTCATACTTTCCATCCAGTTGATCTCCGCCGCCTTCGCTTTCGGCTCTTGCGCCTTGGTCGGGATGGCCGTGTTGGGGTTGTTCAAATGAGCAATGTGATACCGCTCCGCCCCCACGCGCCCATCGCCATCCCCAACGACACCATCCGCGCAGACTGCGAGCGCCTGATGCGCCGGCTGGTGCGTGACGGCCGCACGCCTGAACGCGAGATGCGGCTGCTGGCCGATCTTCTGGACCACATCATTGTGCGGGTGGAGGAGCGCCAGTGCTAAAGGTGCTTGACCTGTTCTCAGGCATTGGCGGCTTCAGCCTCGGCCTGGAACGCACGGGCGGCTTTGAAACCGTCGCCTTCTGCGAGATCGACCCATTCTGCCGGCGAGTGCTGGCGAAACACTGGCCCAACGTCAGGCAATTCAACGACGTAACCAAGCTCAGGGGCGAAGATGTCGGACCAGTTGATGTTATTTGCGGAGGCTTCCCCTGCCAAGACATCTCGAGCGCCGGCCTCCAGGCGGGAATTGACGGCGCTCGATCCGGGCTATGGTCAGAAATCGTCCGTCTTACTGGCGAGCTTCGACCCCAAATCGTTTTCGTGGAGAACGTCTCAGCGTTGCTGGCTGGCGACTGCGGGAAGTGGTTTGGCCGAGTTCTCGGGGACTTGGCCGCGCTCGGGTATGATGCAATCTGGCATAGCATACCAGCTTCCCACCTTGGCGCCCCTCACCAGCGGGACCGGGTCTGGATCGTCGCTTATCCCAACACCGACAGCCTGCGACTGGAAGGGCTCAGGAGTTCCTCGAGAACACCGTGGTCCGAACAACAATTTGCGCGACTGGTTCAAGTGGCACTTCAACATGCAGTACCCACCAGCAGCGGTGGTGGAATACATGATGGGGTTCCCGGAAGGTCACACCGACTTAAGGCCCTCGGAAACGCGGTAATTCCTCAAATCCCAGAGCTGATCGGTCGCGCGATCCTTGAAGCAAGGGCCGCAGCATGACCCCCGACGAAACTTCCGAGACGGAAGCCAAAGGCCGCCTGATCAACGCCGCTCCTGATCTGCTTGAGGCGCTGAGGGGGATATTGAAGCGCCTAGATCATCCATTGAACGCCGCGCAGCAGGTTGAGTATTTCAAACGCTGGCCAGAGGTCGAAGCCGCCCGTGCCGCTATCAAGAAGGCGACCGGCACATGACCCCCGCCGAGATCGACCGCCTCTATGACGCCGTCATGCTCGCCGCGCCGATGGCGCTGCTGGGCGTGGTGATGTTCCTGGCGGTGTGGATCTGGCCTATGAGGAGGAAACCATGAGTGCCGGTGACGTGATCGCGCGCCTGCGAGAGTTGCGCGCCAAGGCGACGGCGGGCAACTGGTTTGAAGACAGCCAGCGCGTGCAGGACAGCGACCGGCGCGACTACTATTATAACATCTACGCGCCCAGCGGTCGCATCATAGCCGACACGCTCAACAGCGACATGGTGCTGCTGGAGGACAATGGCGAGGGGGCGTCACTTGACGTTGTAGGCCGCGCCAACGCCGCCGCCATCGTCGCCGCGATGAACTCGCTTGAGCCGCTGTTGGCCGTTGCCGAAGCTGCACAGCGTGCGCTGGAATGGATTGAGGCTGACGAGCTTCAGCACGGACGCACATTCGGAGCGGGCAACGAGCTACGCGCCGCGCTCGACGCACTATCTAAGGACACCCCATGACCCACCTAGACCCCGATGCGCTGGAGGCGGCTGCAAGGGCTGTTGCCAAGGTGATTTACCACGGCACGCCACTGACGCCGAGGGCCGCTCTGCTCGACGTGCTCTCTGGCCGAGCTGGCTGCGTGTCCTTCTTCCGCCCTGACGATGTGGAGGCGGTAGAGGCCGTATGCCCTCATATTATGTTTCGACAACGGGGCATTCAGCTTTTGGATGGAAGCCCTGCGTCGTGGCGAGGAATGGGACGACAAGCCGCGCGATTGGACGCCGTACTATCGGTGGCTGGAGCCTCGGCTGCACGTTGCAGGCCGATGGGCGGTGATGCCGGACATGCCGGGAGCGCCGTCCCAGCTCAACGATGCTCTGCTGAACGATTGGCCGTTCGGCACAAAGCTAGGCGTTCCGCTCTGGCATATGGACGGGCCGCTGGATCGTCTGGGGCGTCTCTGCGACCGCTACGACACGGTTGCGCTGGGATGGATTGGCGACCCGAAGCGGGAGCCTGTCGGCTGCGACCGATACCAGCGCCGCATGGACGATGTCGCCAGGATGTTCGGCAACCGCTGGCCCAACACGCACATGATGCGCGGCATAAAAGTGGCGTTCGACTATCCCTTCATCAGCGCGGACGCCACGTCGCTAGCGCAGAACGGACACCGCTATGACAGCCCAATTGATACAGCCTGCGGCGACCAGTGGCGAGGCCGACGCGCCTACGCGGACAAGCTCGAAAGGCGTCGTCCCGAACACCATCGGGCTAACGGGCGTCACCGAGTTGCTGAGCGCGAAACACAATGACCCGGTCATGAACGAAGGTCTGCACGCTCACGTCTGGACGGTGACGGCTTACTGGCGTTCAGAGAACTTTCGCGACGGTCGGATGCTCAAGGGCGCGCTGCGCACATTGCTTGATGCTCTGCCTGATGCTGACGGGATATTGCCGCCTGAATTGTGGTCTGGAGAAGCCATCGCTCAGCGTGTTCTGCTGCTCGCGGAATGTGTCGGGGTCAGCGTTGTGCGCCCCGAAGGCTTTGAAGCGTGGGTGTCGAAATGAGCAACGTAATCCCCCCCCACCCCCACGAACGCGCGCTGGAGGCGGCTGCAAGGGCGCGGCGCATGAGAATCCGCGCGTATCTCGCCTTCGTTGCAATCGTGGTGGCGGCGTTTGCTGCCTACTACGTCTACGTCAAGGGGCCTTACGAGGCAGAGCGCGCAGCACAGGACCCCCGCCCATGAGCACGATGAACACGCTGATTGCCGACCTTGAGGCCATACCGCTTGCGGATATGACGGAGCGGGACCAACTGACATTCGCTGCCGCAATCGGACATCTGCGCCGCCTCTCTGATCGCGTTCACACGCTGGAGATCAGCCAGCACCGCACCGCCGAAAAGATCGACGAGCTGGAGCGGGAGAATGCGGCGCTTCAGAAAGAGCGGGACTACGCCGTCAAGTGGGGCAACGCGTCCGTTGAAAGCGTACAAGAGGCGATGTGGCGCTATCAGGATGCGCTGCGTGCTGTGTTCGCTCGCCTCGATCATCCCGGCAATGCCGATCAGCGCGTGCAATACTTTTTGCGATGGCCCGAAGTCAAAGAAGCTCGCGCAGCACTAGCGGGGAGCGGTGAGAAGTGAGCCCTAACCCGGCTCCCTGACGTGCACGACGACGCGGGATTCCGGGAGCCACCTAGAACCCGCCAGAACCATGCACTGACCCTGCCGGTAATCGTGCTGGAAGCCTGAGCCAGACCACCTAGCGCGGCAGTCGTGTTCCAGCCCCATCAGCCAGATACCAGAGCCAACAGCCCCGGCGACGACAAGCGACAGGATCGCAAGCGTGCCGGGGGTAGGCTTCATGGCTTAGAGGCTGACCTTGGGGCGGTTCGGGTACATCAGATGCCAGCAGAGCAGGTAGACGCCGACCAGCGCGAGGAAGTCGAACATCACGCCGAGGTCAAACCTGCCGGCGATCATGTCATCGAACGGGTCGAGGCCGATGAGGCGAACGCCGATGATCCAGGTTGCGAGCAGGCAGTAGAACACGGCTCGGATTGAACCCCAATCCGTCTTCCCGTCTTCACGAACAATCTTGAAGCCCATATGCACGTCCTCCTAAAAGCTGCGCAGAATGGGCAGCGGGTTGAGCGGGTCAGACGCGGCAGATGCCAGCGTCAAAGGTTGTCGGGCGCAGATGGTCACAAGCGCACCAGAGCGCGTTATTGTGGTCGCCAATCTGCTCTGCTGTTTCCAGCGTCAGAATGTCGGCGCGCGAGATCAGGATCGCCTTGCCGGTGGAGCAAAGCGCCTCTTTCCACACGGCTCGGTCAGTCGCGATAATGATGCTTTTCGAGGGTCGCGCTTCCGTCTGGCAGGACGCTAGCAGAGGTATGGCCGCGCACAGCGTCAGCCTCAGCAATGACTGCATCGGTATTCTCCTGAATGTTGGTGACAACTTCACGCTCGACCTCGGCGGCTTCCTTGTCGCGCTTGGCGCCCTCTTCCTTGCGCCCGCGATGCTCTGCTCGCATGTCCACGAACTTGAGGAAGATGATCACGCCCAGCGCCCAGAGCACCCAATCGGGGATGCGCTTGAGAAATCCGAAGATGCCAGTGCCGATCGCTGCGAGGTTCATTTCAGTGGCCTCTTGGCCTTGTATTTTCCGTACTGGTAGAGCAGCACGCCGACGATAACGACGATGAGCCACGAGAGCAGTTCTCGGTTGCCCTCGTTGTTCAGCCACTCGGACGCGCCGCGTGGGACGAACTGGGTTGTGCCGACTGCCGTAACCGCAAGGCCCCATGCGCGCCTGCTCAGGAGCATGTCCTTGGGGTTGGTTAGGTCGGCAGGCGCTGCATCCTTTGGGAGCGGGGGCGGCTTAACGGCCTCCGCAGGAGCAGGCGCCGGTCGAGCCGTAGGTACTGGCTGGGGAGCTGGGACCGTTGGCTTGACCGACACCGCTTCCGAGGAACCACTCGCGGAAGTCTTCGAGGCAGTGCCAGCCGACGCTGGGCCGGGCAGCGGCGCCGGCTGGACCGCCTTGCCTGCCGCCTCAATCACAGAGGTCGGCGGCTCAGCTTTGATGGGGGTGGAGAGGACAAGCTCAGTGGGCAGAGGCTTGGCCCGCATCCGAACATGCGCCAGCGTCGTAAGCCCTTCCGTGCTGATGGAATCGCGCCAGACGCCCGTGGACAGCAGCTTGGCCTTCGTCGGCAATGCAACGTCGTTGTCTTTCGTCACGTCGCGCGGGTCGTAGTTCAGGAACACGAGCCCGCCCCAGAGACGCCGTCTCAGCAGGCCCCTGTGTGCATCCTGGTAGGGATACCACTTCTCCTCCGCGCCAAGCTCAATGCGCTCAGCGCCAGTCAGGTGATCAGGCGGGATTGCCCACCACTGCCCGCCGCTCTTTTCAACGTCCCAGCCCTTCGGCGGAAGCTTGACCGGGCCGCGTTTGGAGCCAGAGCCGTAGACGAACTCGGTCATTGCGACAGCGGCATCCTGCCACTTCTGCGCGTTGATCGCAGGCAGCAGCCGAGAAGATCCGCTCAGCGTTGTCTCACGCGTGTTGAACCGGAAACTGCACAGCACGTCGAACTGGTTCTGCGTCAATGGGACAGTGACGTGCCTGCGGACATACTCTTCGCAATACTTGGCGTTGAAGCCCAGCAGCTTGCGCCGGCGCTCAGGCAGGTGCTCGTCATCGGGCAGCGTCTCACCTTGCTGGACCGGGCGCCCATCCTCCCAGAAGCAGCAGCCATCACCGATGGTCCACTGGTTGCTGGGGCAGAGATAGGCTTCCAGAGCGCAGCCGTCCGCTGTCTGGCGACAATCCGCAGGCGCATTTTCGAACTCGTCTATCTCGCGATAGAACCATTCGCCTACGGTCAGATGGTCGTTCATGCCGCCCTGCCAAATGATGCACCAGCCACGTCAAGGATAGGCTCGCCTGACGGGCCGATTTCCACGTCAAGCTGCACGTCTTCCGGAGCTTCCGCGTCGAACGCGATCTGATGCTCCCACACAAGAATGTTCTCGCCAGGCTCCTTGGAATCGCCCTGAAGAAGCTTGAGCGTCATGACGGACTGGCCTGCATCGCCCCGAGGACGAAGCCACCACGTTGCCTTCGTGCCGTAAGCCGTACCCTTGCGAACGATCTCGGTTGCCACGTCTTCCGGCTTGTCGTGCGTCTCGATCGAGAAGCCGTGCGAGGTGATGTTCTCGATGGTGATGCTTGCGAGCCTGCCTTCGCGGATGCCTGCCTTCACAGCGGCTCCCAGAACGACAGCCAGCTCGGGGTCAACGCCTGAAGCCGGCGCCTTCCCGAAGAAGTGCGCAACCTTCCTCTGGATCGATTTCACGCGCGTCTGCCCGCCCACGAGAATTACGCAGTCGATATCATGCACGGAAAAGCGAGGGTCTTTCTCCTTGGCTTCAGCCATTGTGCGCGTCATCGCGTCTTCAATGTCGCGCAGCAGCTCCTTGGTCGCCTCGTCCATGTGGTCTCGGCTGATGCGCTGGATGACGTGGACATCCTCATTGGTCTTCTTGTCGATGTCGATGTCCTCAACACGAAACTCGGTGAGGTCGTCTTCCGACAGTCGGCGCTTTGCAGCTTCAGCCTCGATCAGCAACATGCGCTGCGCGTCTGGCTGCGTGGCAAGTGCGGAGTTCTCGTGCTCAAACTCGTGCAGCGTCATGACCAGGCTGCGGAGACGCAGATCCCAATCGTCGCCGCCGACCAGCGCCGCGCCGTTGGTCCCCAGGACCCGGAACAGACCGCCGCCGATCTCGAACGCTGCGCAATCGGTAGTCCCCGCCCCAACGTCCACCACGAAGATGCGGCTGACCTTCTCGGCTTCTTCCTTGAAGCCATGCGCAATAGCCGCAGCAACCGGCTCGTGCAGCAATTCGACTTCTTCGAAGCCCGCCATCTCCGCCGCTTTGCGCAGTGCGTTGCTCTGGGCGATGTTGTAGGCGGCAGGCACGCAGATGATGGCGTTCTTGACCGACTTGCCCAGCTTTTCTTCAGCCGCTTCGCGAAGATGGATCAACACATAGCTGACCAGTTCCTCGGGCGGATAAGTGAACCCGTCATAGCCTTGATAGGCTAGCATTCCGGTGCGCTTGCCTTCCGCATCGACGCCCTCGCACATCTGCTCCGGATAGGCTTCCTCCGGGTTGTAGACGGCCCCTAGCTGGCGCTTGAAGCTGGTGAAGCAGTAGGGCGAACGCGGTGAACGTTCACGCGCACGCAAGGCGCGCTGCCCCACAACCACTTCCCACGGATTTTCGGGGTTGTCGGTGTGAACCAGCATGACGGCGGACGGAACCAGTTCCGATCCGTCGATCTTCAGGACTTCGGGGCCAAGAGGTCCATAGATGGCAACTGCTGAGTTGCATGTACCGAGGTCAATCGCGATCCAGTCAATCATTGTGCGGCAACCTTCATGGCTTGGGCATTGCTGCGGTCAGCGAGGATGAGCACGCGGTTACGCGCCGCTTTGGCTGCGGCCTTCTTCATGGAGGAGTTCTTGCCGCCCTTGCGGAGCGCCTGATTGGCGGGGGCGGGATCGACCAGCGTCAGTGGCTCTGGCGTCGGCTCTGGTGCGGGTTCAGGCTCGGGGGCCGGGATGGAAGCCGCGACAGGCTCAACCGCTACAGGCGGCGGTACTGTGACCCTCTGCGCAGCAAGCGCCGCCAGTTCATTCTGGTGGCGTAGCTCTGCAAGCTCGTCCGTGCGCTGCCGATCGCGGGTCGCATCCGTCGCGCTGATGTCGGTGATGAGCGCCCACAGGGACAGCGAGCGCGCACTTTCGAGAACGCAAAGCATGATGATCAGCCAGAGCCATGCCCAGAAGGCAGCCGTGGCCCTGTCCGCGTTCTCAATCTGTAGGAGCCGCTTGTCGGTGTTGGCCTGCTGGACGGGACTGGCCTGCCCCTGCATGAGCCCATCCTCACGGGCTTTCAGGGTGGCGAGTTCGCCTTGGATCGCCTCGCCCCGCGCACGCATGGCGCTCTCGGTCTTGTCTTGCCTAATACCATCGACCGATCCGAAGTAGAGGCCCTGAGCAAGCAGGAGGCTTTGAGCCTTGCTGATGCCTTCGGGGGACATGCTCGCCATGATCTGCTGTTCGGTTTTCAGTTCAGCGATCTGCGTCCGCACACGCTCAAGCTCTGCGCCGGTCCCGCCGATTGCTGCATCCTGCGCCGTCGCCAGTGTCGCCGCTTCCTCGCCGGCCAGTTCAGCCTCTGCTGCGAGACGGCTGGACGAGACGGCAAAGCGTTCGGGCCAGACGACCTTCGCGCCATTCTCTGCGTTGTGGACGCCGACCGCGGCCAGGCCCAAAAAGATGAACGCCCCAGCCACCTTGCGCCACATCGTTGACGCGGTGAGCATCCTAATGAATGCGACCGTCGCCAGAAGCTCCGCGCCAAGCACGGCAACAATCATCCCGAGGATCGGAAGAAAGCTCAGCCAGTTCCAATCCGCCGTCGCGACGATGCCGGTAACAGACAGCGAGGCGAGGCCAAGCGTGATGATGATGACCGCCAGCAGGGCGCCCTTGCGGGTCGCGTCTGCCTCGTTCTTGAACTCAAGAAACGTGTCTAAAAACTTGCCCATGCCCAGCCCTCTCGTTCGCGCTACATGCGCGCGGTGGTTTCCCAGAAGACAAACAGCGCCCCGAAGATGGAAAGCACCGCTCCAAGGATCAGAAACAGCACCTGTTGGCGCGTCTTCTTTGCTTCGTTCGCCGCCATCTCCCGATCGCGTGCGAGCATCAGTTCAACTTGCGCCAGCAGCGCATTGGACTGGTTCTCATTGGCCGTGGCGAAGTGCTCACGAACCCCTGATAGTGCATCACGCATAGCCGTCTCCCACTCGCGTCGAATCTCCTTGATGTCTTCATCACTCACAGCATCGCCAAGCTTTTCGCGAATGCTGTCCAACGCGCCTTCAAAGCGTGACTTCAGGACTGAAACGGCCTCTTGCAACGCTGCGATTTTTTCCCAATCGGATCGCTCGGAGGAGCGTTTTTGCAGCTCAAGCTGCTCCTTCAGCAGAAGTTCCATTTTGCCCAGCCCCTTTCGAAATCATCGCTTGGCTCCCACCTGCGCAAACATGCCCTGCACACGACTGACGAGGTTCTCGCGCCCGAAGTTCTCATCGACCGTCCCGCGCAGACGGCGCAGCCTCGCCTTCTCGGTGATCAGCTTCTCGGTCCATTCGTTCACCCGCTCGGGCGGGACGGTGCAGAGCGCCAGTTCAAGCGACTGATCGGAAAGCACGGTTGCCATGTCCAGAAGCTCATCGACGCCCAGCGTCATGCGCTCCACGGCCTGCTCCAGCGTTTCTTCGCCCGTCATGAGCTGGACGAAGTCGTCCGGGATGCCAGGATACGCCCCCACCTCGCCCCAATCCGCCATCAGCGCATCAGGGGCGGGAAGCAGCGGGGCTTCGATTGCCTCAAGTTCTGCAATCCGCCGGCGCAGGGCTTCGTTCTCGGCTGCGAGGTCAACCGTGGGGACGGGCTCCGCAATCGCTTCAACAGGTTCCACGATGACGGGTTCGACGACGACAGGCGCAACGACGGAAAGCGCCGCAGTTGCAACAAGCGCCGCCTGCGCACGCTGGAGGCTTTTGGCGCGATCGACAAGCGCATAGGCCAGCGCGACCGGATCGTGATATTCCGCGCCGGGTCCAGCAACCCCGACATGGTCATCCACGCCATTGGGCCGTCCGTTGACGATCCAGTACGCTCCCTCAAATCGCGCGAAGGGAAGCGTCTCGCCTTTGCGGCACATGGACGTTGACCATCCAGCGTCCAGCATGATCGCGCTGACTTCAGCCTCGATGGTCATGATGTTGTCCTCGTCATGTTGTTACCGATGCCGTCATATCGAATGCACCGCCGCCATCGCTCAGGACGGCGAGAGTTGAGACGCGGCGGATTTCCACGGTCACATTGGATGCAGTCGTGCCGAGGCCGCTCTGCGAGATCGTCCACGTCCGCGTGGTTCCTAGACCAAGCCAGATGCCCGTAGTCGAACCGCTCGGCGTCGATCCAGAATTGACCGTCATGCGGATATCGTAAGCATCGCCCGCCGCAGAGGTCGGGCTGATCCAGTTGCCGGAAAAGCCTTCGATGTTGCCCGTGCCAGCGTAGGTGCCATTGTTGGCGAAAGTGACTTCGGCGGCGGCGCTGCCTGGATCTACTTGAAAGTCACTGACAGCGCCCACGGTGAAAGCAACCAGCGGCGGGTCGCTCATGTTTGCGGCGTAGCCCAGAAGCGCGCCGCTCAAGTGATGCCAGCCCCGACAAGACGCCAGCTCGTGCTGGTCATCTTCTTGATCGAGGCGCTTCCGTTTGCTGCAATCGTGCGCGAGCCAGTCGAGCTTTCCCATCGCAGCGTGTCGGACGTGATTGCAAGCGTGACGTTGCCGCCGCCGTTCTCGTTCTCGATCTGGATGATCGTCCCGATGGGATAGGCGACAGAGGCGTTGGCGGGGATGGTGTAGGTGTGCGTCGATGCGCTGGTGTGGTAGATGGTCTTGGCGGCGTCGGCGAGGACGAACGTATAGTCGGCGTTCTGCGTGTTGAGGATTGTGCCGCGGAAACCAAGCGCCGTGGTCTGCGTCGGGCCGACATCGTAGCCGACGATCTCGCCGGTCGAGAGGATTTGCCACGGCGTGATGCCGCCGACGCCGTAGCTGAGCAGGCTGGACGATCTGGTGAACAGGAAGAAGTCGGTTGCATCAAATGCAAGGACCGGGTTCCCGCTGTTGAGGTCGAAGTATGCGGTGGTGTCTACAGCCCATCGCCCTGATGTCTGCGTCGCCGTGAACGTGTTCGCTGTCCCGAACAGGTCGAACACCGCAACCGTGTCCGTGCCGGTGAACTTCAGGAAGCGATCGGCTGATGTGGTGAGGGCGGCAATCGCGGTGAGCAGCGCATCGCTGGCCTGCACCCCCAGCGCGGTCCTTGCAGTTGCCGCCGTCGTCGCTCCCGTACCGCCTGCCGTGATAGGGCGAGCGGCGTTCAAATCCGTCAGCAAGTCCGCTCTGAATGTGTTGTATGCGGTTGAGCTGATGGCGGCTCCGCTGACTGCGGCTCCGCTTGATGGCCAGGACATTACCCCACTGCCGTCTCGGGCCATCTCGGTTCTCCATCAGTTGCGGGAAGTCGTTCGCGCCTCGGGAGAGGGGCGATTTGTTCGCGTTAACGAATGCTGTTAAGGTCTGCGCCCGGTTAGGAGACGCAGCAGATGCTCAGAATACTCAGAGGCGAGGCGTTCATTACGCTCATGCAGGCGGTTGCCATCATGAGCCTCTTTGAGATTTTCTCAGGCCAGAACTACGTGAACCCGACCGTCGCTTATGGCGCCCTGTTGCTTAGTGCGCTTGGCCTGTCGTCAGGGCTTCTTCTTGCCGCCGCCTTTAAGGGGAAGCGGTAGCTGCGTCGGCCCTCCAAGGCCAGTTGTCGGGCCTGCCGGGGTTGGCTGCGGAGGCGGGGGACGCCGAGGAGTGCGCGGCTTTGGCGGGGGCTTCCTGCCAGCGATGAACTGCTTCAACTTTGCCTGCTCTGACGCCGCAGCCGGAATGTTTGGCATTGGCTTGGCATATGCGCCGCCAAACGTTCCGAGGATGCGCCCAGCAGCCACGCCCATGCCGATACGCTGCAAGAGGGTGTAGGCGGCAACCTCGTTCTTGGCATCTTCCAGCGCCTTGGCCGTTTCATCGCTGGGAGTGTCGTTCCATGCAGCTTCGGCTTTGGTCAGGTTCTCGTTGGCCTTGTCGATGAATGGCTGAGCGATGGCGACATCCAGGCCACCGCCTAGAATGATGGCAACGTCCTTGCCCTTCACGTACTTGGTGACGGTCTGCCAGACACCGCTATCGGCAAACAGTTCTTCAGGCAGTTTCGCCTTGGCGTTCGGCTTGTAGTTACCAACGCTGTCCTGTTTGAACGGTAGTTCGTCCTTGCTCGCCCCGCCCTTTTGCCAGAGCTTGTTGAGGTTCGCAAACCTGTTCTCGTCTCTCTTGTTGAGAGCGCCTGTCACCGGGCCTTTGGTGATCAGCTTGTTGAGTTTGTTGGACGCTGCTTCTGCTGTCTTGATCGAGGCTTTCGCCGCCCCTCCGCGCATATACTTCATTCCGAACAGAGCGCCGATGCCAAGCACCGCAGGGCCATACTCACGCAGGGCCATCATCAACGGATCGGGCCGGTTGCTTTGCAAAGCGTCACGCCGCACGAGATCCTTCAGCTCGCCTTCTGCCTTCTTCAGATCGGCTTCCCTCTTGGCCCTCAACTGCACCATGCCTTCGGTCGTCTTGCCAGCAATGTTGCCGTCGATCTTTCCCGCGTAGTATCCTGCCGCCTTGAGTTGCCGCTGCTTCTCGAAGGGGTCGGTGATCTTATCTAGGTCGGACATTGCCTTCTTGAGATCGGCAATGGTCTGCTCGGTCGCGGTGATCTTGCCGGTCAGGTCTTCCTGCCCGCCCGCCTCGCCAGCAACCCCGCCCGCAATCCCGCCAATAGCTCCACCTGCGACCATGCGGGATAGCGTCCCCGGAGGCTTGGGCTTTGCGAGGCGGTTTCCAGTCGGCGGTCCTTTGGGACGGCTCTCTGCCTTTCCTCCACCGAAGAAACCCTGCTTGTTGATGATGTTGACGGCGCTGTCATCGAACACGACGAAGTTTCGGGTTCCGTCTCCTGCGCCGCGAGAGCCTTGGTCTAGGTACTTGATGCCGGGGACTTTCGCCTGTTTGAGCCGATCACTCGCGCGACCATACCCGTCCCAAGGAGCGCCTTCAGACCCACCGCCAAGCCGCCGCATAAGTTCGGAGCCAGTGATATCGTCGGGCTTGAGCCGCGTGATCCGGTCTTTCAGATCGGACAATTCCATAGCTAGAGAATTGGTCCTCTCGTCGCTATTGAACAGCGTATCCCATTCGTTTTCGCCTGCGACTTGCGGACGGTTTCTCAGGTGCTCCGTCAACTGAGCTTCAACGTCAGCAATCTTCTGCTGTAGTTTGGGACGATCAGATTCAAGGTCGATCACGGCCCGCTGAAGGGCTTTCTTCTGCTCACTCAACGGCCTGTCCCAATCAAGGAAGTCGTCGGCTTCGGCGTTGATGTCTACTTCGTAGAGACGGCCTTTGTTCGGACGAATGCCGCCGCTTGCTTTCAAGTCCTCCAAAACTTGCAAATCACGTTGTGCCATTTGCTTTGTAGCCGCTGGCATATCGTCCGAAGACAGAACGCGCTTTGCTACATGAATTGCGCCATCCAGATTGCCCGTTCTTGCAGCAGCGCGCACGTTCAGATGCTCGATACCATCCGGGGTCCAGACTTTGCCCTGACTAGTTAGAAAACCATCAGTCGCAATCTGATCCCGATACCCCTTCGCCACAGTTTCATTCTCAGCGAAGTAAAGCCCTCGCCCATAAGCCTGCGCGCCCTCACCGCTGCCGATCTTGCTGCTGTCGAACTTGTCGAAGTCATGCGGCGAACCATGATAGGCTTTGATGCCCGCCTGATCGACCGGAGCCCTGCCAGCGGGAGGAGCCTTCGGAGCCCCACCGAGGCGGTTGCCAATTGCACGAGCGCCGCGACCCATGACGCCGCCAGTGATAGCCGCCCCCGCACGCTCGCCAAAGCTGACCTCTCCGTCACCGTCAGCGTCAGGCGCAAAGACTGTACCAAGGCCAGCGCCTATCGCCTCGGGGTTTCCACTCACACCAGCTAGAAGCTTGGAGCTTCCGCTTTCGGCGGGGTCGAACTTGGCGTTGACGGAGCGGATGTCTTTCGGGTCGAACACGACAACGACGGCGGCAGGTTTGCGCGGATTTCCCTGCGGCCCGATGCCGTCCATGATGCCGGGATCGCGAACGCCACGAAGGATGATGCCGGGCGCTCCGCTTTCCTTCGCCTCTTTGATGGCGCGCTGCATAAATTCGGGATCATATCCGCCACCGTTCATGTCCCAGATTTCGTAGTCGTCCAGGTTCCTCGCGTAGACTGGATAAACCGCAGAGCCTTTGCTGTAGTAACGGCCAACGCCGTCACCCATATCAACGCCTCGCGCATCCTTCTCGATGATTTTCGGAGCGTCTCGCTGTACGTATGCGCCGGGCAAATAGCTGTCAGCAACGGCTGGCGAGTTCGTCAGAAAGATCGCGTCTTCACCGATCTGAAGGTCGCTGCGGATTTTGTTTGTGTCGAATGCATCGAAGTCGCTGCTTGTGGCGTGGAAAAGCTTGTGGTCGGTATTGAACCCCTGCTCTCTCGCTCTCTGCATTCGAGATGGCTCATCCATTGGAAGGGACTTCCCTCCGAAGCCGTTCTTCACTGGCGGGGGCTTGGGGGTGGACGAAACGGGCGCAGGCGGTCCCTTCGGAGGCTTCGGCGTGGAGCCCTTGGCGAGACGGTTGCCGAGAACGCCGCCGCCGACTGCGCCTGCAACGAGGCCGAGGCCCTTCTGATCTTCAGGAGCCGCAGCGTAG